CTTCCAAAAATCAATTATAAGTTTAACGTGAAGTGTCCTCGGTGTCAGTATGAACACAATATCAACTTTAAGGATATCGCAAGTTTTTTTTAACCCTGTTTTGTGATGATAGTTTGAAGAATTATTACCAGACCCGCTTTGCAATCGTACATATACACAAATGGGGGTCATTTAATGAATTGGACGACATGCTTCCATTTGAGTTGGACGTGTACAAAGCCCTATTGATTGAGCATTTAAAAGAAGAGAACGAAAGAGCGCGAGAAGAACTTGACAGACAAAAAGCATATCAACAAAAAATAAATAGTCAGATAAAAGCAGCGTCTAGGACAAAAAGATAATGGCAATTGGAAGAGTCGCAAGAAAGTTATATTCGCAACAAGGTGAGTATGGATCCGTGCGAAAGGCATATAAAGAAGCCTTTCGACGGCAGATGATTGCAAACTATGCCCCTGCGAACATTATAGGTCGCATGTTTGGATTTGGATCAATATTTCATACCATGGCAAAGCGAACATTTGGCACTCCAGAATGGAATCCAAGATCACTAGAAACAGGTCGTCCAGATGCAGATGCCCGCATGAATTTCAGTCGGAGTACTTCTGGAGGTAGAAGTATGGCAGGTGGAGGAGTTGGTTCACGCCTGGCAGAGCGATCGCTAGAGAACATTGAAGACAATACCGAGCGTACGGCAGACGCCATGGAAAAAATAAGTAATATTGCGGCCATCGAAAGAAAAAAAGAAGACATATCTGAAAATTTTAGACGCGAGTTGGAGTTTGAAGAAAATCTGAAAAAACTAAGACCTTTGTCTGCGGAGAATGTGATGGTAGGCGGTCCAGCAAGTAAGCTGGGAGATCCTGCCACGAAAAGAGGTGGTAATTTTCCTAATATAGCAGGAATGTTTTCTGGTCTTGGAAAAAATTTGTGGCAAGTGGCGTTGGCTGGAGGAGCTGGTTTAGGCCTGGCAGGCCTAGGTGCAAAAGGTGCAGGAAGGCTGCTACTTAGATTTGGACCAGTTGGTATGATTCTTAACGGCCTTTATGAAGGAATAAATGAGTATAATATGTCTGGCGACATTCAAAAAGCGGTCGAACAATTTTTTGCTGGGGCGACTTTAGGTATTTTTGGACCAGACTTTTTTCAGTCGGTTAGAGATGCCTCTGCGAAGGTTGCCGATAAAGGAGGGTTATACGGTTCTGCAAAAGGAGGAGGAGGTTATGTACCTATGGTGACTCCTTCGACCCCCTCACCATCTACAGAAGCGGCCACTACAGCGTCCACTACAGATACCTCTAGCTTTTGGGATACAGGAGTTGGAAAGTTTCTCATGAGACCTTTTGAGCCTACAGGAAGTTATGCCAATAAATTAAAACCTGTGGCGCGCGCTGCTGCACCCAAAGCACCTCAATTTACAAAAGGTGGTCTGGCCAATCTTGGAGCATTAAATGCCGCGCAACCCATGACAGTTTCGGGGTTAGAAGGTAATATTTTAAATACGATTGCTCAGGCCGAGGCGCCAAAGTCTGGCTATGATGGCATTTTTGGAAATAATGACCGAACGCAGGAATTTTATCAGCTAACCGGAGGTCGTCGGCTTACTGAGTTATCTGTTTCTGAAGTTATGTCATTGCAACCAAAATTTGTTGCATTGAATAGAGCGAGAGGAGGAAGACCAAGAGAAGGTGGTGCCGTAGGAAGATATCAGATAGTTACTAATACCTTACGAGGACTGGTTTCCGAAATGGGACTTACTGGCAATGAACCATTTTCTCCAGCACTTCAGGATCAGATGGCCGTTCATTTGCTAAAACGAAGGGGTCTAGATGAATTTAAATCTGGAAAAATTTCTGCAACCCAGTTTCAAAATAACCTATCTTTGGAGTGGGCGGGGCTACCAAATGTTTCAGGAGTTTCTTCCTATCAGGGAGTAGGATCAAATAAGGCAACAATATCTTCTTCGAGCATACAGGGAGCAATAACTGGAAGTCCTCGTCTGAATGTTCCCGCAGCAACCGCAGCTACTAGAGCAACACAAACGGCTGCAACTTCTGCGGTAGGAACAACGCAAATACAGGCAGCAATGAGTACTCCTGAATCCGTTGGTGCAACAATTGTTGGTACAATGCCCACTGCCGCTTTTGGTGCGTCACCACAAATGTCCGAGTCTGTCGATGAATTTGTCACGCGCGTATTGGTCGCAATGGGAGTTGTGACGGGTACATAAAAAATAAGGGCGAGATTTTTTGTCTCGCCCTCTTTACTCTAGCCTTTTGCCAGATTCCTGAACATTTCAAGATCAGGATCTTCTTCCTCTTGTTCCCAAGGAGGAGTTGTTACTGCTGCGGCAACCTTTTTTGCAGCGGCAGGCTTACTAACAACCTTTTCAAGAACGTCTTCATCAACAAAAGACTTTTCTTGTTCATAGTCCCGTTCGCTGACGGATGTCACTCCAGTAACAAGCATGAGTCGAGCATGAAGCTCTTCATATGACTTGAACTTCGATGGAGCAACCTCTTCCATGAGAGAGTGTTGCTTTTCCCAGACAGCCTGAAGCTTCTCTGGATCGCCCTTGTACAGAGGCGACGGAGAATCAAACGCAGAACTGTCATAGTTTGGATATCCACCCTCACCGCGACGGATCTTCAGCTTGAAGTTTGCACCGTCAATAAGATGAAACGGATTAAACTTTACCTCATCAGAAAACTCTGGTTCGAGTGCACGCTTGATCTTATCGTACAGCTTGACGCCATACTTAAAAAGAAATACCTTTCCGACATTTGAAGGATTCTTTTCGTCCTGAAGAATAAGGACGTTGGAGATGTAGGAAAGCTTGCGCTTTTGCTTGCGTGCAATTTCTTTGTTTGCATCACTTCCGCTGGCATACAAACCGCCATTCATCTCTCCGCAAGGATCTTTCTCGCCTAGAGTTGTTCGGCTGTTTTCGATGTACCAAAGACCTGTAGGTCCTTGAAATCCATGATGCCACAGCTTTACGAATGGAACGGAAAGCTTACCCATGTCAGCTTCGGATACTGGAAGAAAACGAATGACGGCATAACCGTTACCCGCCTTGTCTACTTCGGGCTTCCAATATCGGTCGTCCTTGTAGTTGCCCTTCTTGGCCTCTTCCTTTTCGATTTGTCCTGAAATCTTTTCGAGATGCTTTGTGTCGTTCAGAAGTTCTAGAAATTTACTCTTTGTTGTTGTACTAGACATATTATGTTTCCTTTCTATGTAACGCAATATAACGCTGTATATACGCAGTGTGTTGTTGTGGGGACTCTCCCCGTTTTATATAGTCTCACTTTTAGCATGTTGTATCATTAGTTTACGAAACTTGTTCGTGTCGTGTATGGAAGGCATAATCAGAGATTTGTACTTCCTAAGGAATTTTGCAGTTTTTGTCCACAAAGGATCTCCTTTTAGCAATTTGTCCCATTCTGCAAATATGTTCAGCACACTGTCCATAATGACCACTGTTTCTGGAGATATTCTTCCATCAAAGAACATACTTAACATTGCGGGAAACTGCTCCGACGACGAACTCATATCGTCCTTTATCTTAGCATGGCGAGTTAGTGTTGTCAAGTCTTTTTTGAAATTGTATTCGAGAGATTCCATTCTCGCTCGATATAGAGTCAGTCTTTCCTTGCCTTCCGAAGAAGCCAAAGTTCCAATCCATACCGTTTCTGGATTGATTTCCAAACCAGTATCGGCATACACAAAGTTGGCAATAATCAACTCCTCAAAGTCGGACTTGTTATTTTGTTTTGCCACCTTTTCAAAAAAGAATCTATCCTTTCGCTTCATATACGACTCAAACGAAGCAGTTACTTTTCCATTGTATCGGATATAATCATATCCTTCATTTCGAAAATGACTTTTTAATGCAAGAAAAATTTGATAGACGTGATAGCCGCTGGTAGTACTTGGAAGAGATGATAAAAAAGAGGAAGTGCTAGTAGGGGGTTTATTTTTTGCCAATGATAACATACCTATTTCTTTCGCTTTGTTGAACCCAA